TCACGTCTTCCAGCACTTCAAGCATACGATCCCCCGTAAAAACTAGCACTTGCTGGGTATCAGTAATAGCTCACCGAAATCATAAACACCACCCACTGTCGCATCCGGTAACGGAGGGCGGCGCCTGCATTGGAGAACACCATGGATCTGAAAGTCAGGGCGCTTTACCAATGTGGGTCGTGCCGCGAAATTCACGACGATGAAGATGGCGCTATGGAGTGCTGCCGACCAGACATCATCGAACTCTACGAATGCCCGATCTGCAAAAAGCACCACGAGGACGAAGACGATGCGCTGACTTGTTGCGGCGTCGACGCCATCAAATGCCCCTCCTGCTACCGAGACTACGCCTCGATTTCACTTTCGTATCAGGCGATCAAAATTGCCGGTCACTGCACAACCTGCAATCCGATGTTCACCATTGACCAACAGATCGCGATCCAGGATCAGCACTACCAAGAGACCGGTAAGCGCGAACACCTTCACGATTGATCCGGCTCCATCCCCACTTCAACGAATCACGCCAGCCGGCGAGGCAGAAGAAAAACGACAGCCCAATCACTATCTGTAATTTTGGCGCAGCATCCATTCAAGCTCAGAGACCGTTCTTGCGTAGAGATCTTTAACCTCTTCGGTTATTAGACGGCAATCCTCTAGGAATTGAATCCTGTTTTCGATATTCGAGGAGTTTGCGTAGGCCATATAGATCGCCATCGGATAAGTAAGTGACCGCTCAACAAAGACAGGGGCAGGCCCGCTAAACGCCTTCTCTTCTTCGGGTGTGAAGAAGACCGCAGCTGTGCCCCAAGCCTGATTGTAAGCCTCAAGGTCTGTTGCCCAATTTAGCCTGGCTTCCTCCTCAAGCTCTCTCAAATTGTTGTCATCAACGCCACCGGTTTTCATCAGATGCATGCATCGAGCTTGAACGGCTATTAGATATTTCCTGAATGTGTGAAGTCTCGTGGCAGCGTCTTTCAAAGACTTCAAACATTCGAATCGCGCCGCATGGCGAAATTGACTGCGCCAGTTCGATAGTGCAATCACCGCTACTGCTGCTGCGATCATCGTTGCAATGGCGCCGAAGATATCGAACAGATCATGGACGCTCGTAACGGTCATAAAGCTTTTTTTGTCCGGGATCATTCCCCAAACGACGCCACTACAAAAAAGCAGGATGCACCCCAGCCAAATTACCCAGTCCCTACTCACGCGCCTCTCCCGTCAATTTCCCACAACAGTTTATGCCGAAGCCACTGCTAACGGCGAGGATCCCCTATGTCCGCACAACAGAAGAAACACCCCTTCGATTTCAAAACTCAATACGGACTCGGCTTCAGCACTCAGGATGATGAGATCGTTGTCGACTTCTTCTGCGGTGGCGGCGGCGCCGGTACCGGGCTGGAGATGGGCCTTGGCCGCGCGGTGAATGTCGCGAAGAACCACAGCCCTCAGGCAATAAGCATGCACACCGTCAACCACCCGGGCGCCGTGCACTACACCACCGACGTGTTCGACGGTGATCCGGATACGGAATGCGGCGGCAAGGCCGTTGGTTGGTTCCACATGTCACCAGACTGCACGCACCACAGCCAGGCCGCCGGCGGCCAACCCCGCAAGCGCGAGATCCGGAATCTGTCGTGGATCGGCCTGAAGTGGGCCGGCAAGAAGAAGCCCCGCGTCATCAGTCTGGAAAACGTGAAACAGATCCTCCAGTGGGGGCCGCTGATCGCCAAGCGTTGCAAGGCCACCGGCCGCGTGGTGACTCTCGACCTGGTGCCGCACCCGACCAAACCCAAGAGCATGGTGAACCGCATCGCAGACCAAGGCGAGGTGGTACCAGTAGACAATCAGTTCCTGATTCCTGATCCATCACGCCGCGGGCAGACATGGGCCGTCTTCGTGGCCGAACTGGAGCGCCTGGGCTACGCCGTTGAGTGGCGAGTGATCAAGGCCTGCGACTTCGGCGCACCGACCAGTCGTGAGCGACTGTTCATGATCGCTCGATGCGATGGACAGCCAATTGTGTGGCCTGAACCGACTCACGCTAAGAACCCGGCCAAGGGCCAGAAGAAGTGGCGCACCGCCGCCGAGTGCATCGACTGGACAGTGCCGAGCAAAAGCATCTTCGGTCGGCCGAAGCCGCTGGCAGACGCCACCCTGCGCCGGATCGCAAAGGGCATGAAGAAGTTCGTCATTGATGCCGCGGACCCGTTCATTGTGCCGATCGCGAATTGGTCCGGGGAAAGCGTTCAGTCAGCGAATGAGCCATTGCGCACCGTGACCTCTTGGCCGCGTGGTGGATCGTTCGCCATGGCTAGCCCGATCATCGCGCCAGCCACGCATCAGGGCAGTGATCGCATCAACGATCCACACGCCCCGCTGCCAACCGTAACCTGCGCGAATCGTGGCGAGTTGACGTTGATCAGCCCGGTGCTGGTCGGTGCCGGTGGGCCTGAGTACAGCGGCAAGCCGGCATCGGCAGATCAGCCAGCTGGAACGTTGATGACTCAGAACCACCGTGCGATCGCCGCCGCACACTTGGTGAAATTCCGGTTTGACGATGCTGGCAAAGCGCTCGACGAACCGCTGCCGACTATCACCAGCGGCGGCAACTATCAGCGCCCGGCCGGCGCCGCCCATGCAATGGGTATCTCGACGGTGTTCATGGCCCAGATGAATGGCGGATTTAACACCACGGCCGCGAAGAGCATCGAGGACCCTATGACCACGGTCACCAACACTGGCAGCCAGCAACAGCTGGTCACCGCCAACCTGGTGCACCTGCGCGGCAACTGCGATGCCCGGGACGCAGCGGATCCGCTGCACACCATCAGCGCCGGCGGCACTCACCACGGGTTGGTCACCGCGTTCATGGAGCGCCAGTTCGGCGCCAGCGTCGGTCAGGCCGTGGGCGAGCCGGCGCCAACCATCACTGCCGGCGGTGGCGGCAAAAGTTCGCTCGTCGAGCTCCAGCTCTCGCCAGAGATTGAAGCCGGCGCGCTGCGTGTCGCGGCCTTCCTGATCAGCTACTACGGCACCGAGAACGTGAGCGCCGCCGACGAGCCAGCACCAACCATCACCACCAAGGACCGGCTCGGCCTAGTCACCGTCACCATCAAGGGCACGCCGTATGTGATCGTCGATATCTGCCTGCGGATGCTGCAACCCGCCGAACTGTACAAGGCCCAGGGCTTCCCCGCCGACTACATCATCAGCCACGGCGCCGACGGCAAGCCATTCACAAAGACCCAGCAGGTGCACATGTGCGGCAACAGCGTCAGTCCTCCCCCGATGGCAGCACTGGCTCGAGCAAACGACCCGTGGCAGGCACTGGAACGACAGGCGGTTGCCGCTTAAACATCGATTAGACGAGGAGCCTGGTTCGAATCAATGGTCGGAATCGTTCCAGAGCCTTGATGTTGCTCAATCCACTCACGCGTCAGTTCTACGTCGAAGCACCAGCTGTGTTTACGCATCAGCACCAGCGCTGTTCCGGTCACTCGATAGTGCCCGCACTTCGGACAGGCTCTTTCTTGGTAATCACCACCAGCATCAACTTCATCCGCAGGTTCGTCGCAAATCAAGCAAGTCATGAGTTTCTCCTTTTGACTGATCGCTGAACTGTAGCTGATCCCTCACCACCCTCCACCGCCCGGGCATGACCCGGCATAGGACGCCCCATGCCCACTGAAAACAAACCGGCCGAGCCATTGCCGAGCTTGGCGACCGGTCATCCACTGACCCCTGATACATGGGCCGACTTTGTCCAGCGCCTTCGCCATGACTGCGTTGGCTCAGGCGTGCGCGACCATTGCACCTCTGCTGCCATCTTTACCGTGCAGGCTAGGCGGATCGATACAGGCTACGACTTGGACTTCAATCCTGATCAGGCCTGCATTGTCGATCACGACGGCGGCGACATCTGTTTCAGCCCCAGCGAGTTTTACGAAAATGCCTACGAGTGCCAGCAGGCATCTCTGAACGCCTCAGCTCAAGAGCAAAGCGAATGCGACTTCGCAGATCTGAACGTAGGCGATCAGTGGGAAATCCTTGCAGGACTGGATGATTACACCGTGACCGGCTGGCAAGAGCGGTGGGAGATCATCAACAGCCACTTCACTAAGGACGCCGCAGAGGCGTTCATCCGGCGAAAGAAGCACGACTACGGCAGGATGCGCGTCTACGTCGAATCCCAGTATTACGCCTGGGAGTTCGAAGCCATCAAAGCCGCGATTCTCGACGGCACGCTGACCTACTCGGGTACGGACAATTGAAGGGGTTCAAAGTGAGCGAGCCAAAAGTGATTTACCTCGGCCCGGCCTGCGAGGCTGAGACCGGTGACGGCAGGACATGGGCAGAGGACAACCCTTGGCCGGATTGCGAGTGCGGCCACCGGCCAGTGCAGTACGTGCTCGGAGAGACCTTCGATCGCATGAAGGCCGAACGGGACGCCCTGCAGCTGCGCCTGAACGCAGCGGATCAGCGGATTGATGAGCTGGAGCGAGACAAGGCTCGGCTCGATGCACTGGAATCGAATTGCTGGGATGTCCGCTACGACAGCAGTCCTAACGGTGATGCAGGTGACAGCAGCATCAGCATCGAAATTGTCGGCCATTGGATGGACAAGCCGACCGAGCGCGTGATCGGCGAGGACCACAGCGAGAACCTTCGCGCCGCCATTGACCAAGCGATGACGGCTCCGGCCTATCCGCCTGCACGCCCCGAATATCCAGAGATCGACGAAGCGCTCGAAGCTGCAGAGATCCAGTAACTCCCTCCCCCTTCAAAGTCAGCCGCTATAGCGGCAAGGACGAAGTCATGCCTGAAGAAACTGCTTTGATTCAGCCGCTGCCGGTCGAGCGCGACACCGATGGCTGGTGGTCCCACCCCGACTACCTGTCGGAGTTCGACGACGAGATCACCGATGCGCAATTTCAGGAATGGTGCCTGCGCCACCAGGTGGAAACAAAAATCACCTACATGGAAAGCGATGTTCCCGTCGGAGTGTTCGATACCTACATGGATGATGGCCAGTGCGATTGCTCGGCGTGGGAGATTCAGGCGCCCAGCGAGCCAGGCTGGTTCATCTTGTCGATCCACGACGCGGAGGATGGCCCGGTCTGCGTGTGGGGTCGTCGAGCGGTGCCTGTGCCGAAACTCCCAGGTACGCAGGTGACGCCATGATCCTGAAATGCATGGCCGTAAGCGCCTGCATCTGGGGCGCCATCTTCCTCTCTGTCGCAGCGGTGGCCACATGATCATCCTAATAGCAGCCCCGCTCTACATGCTATGGCTCATCTACAAGGGGCCGTGGCAATGAAGCTGGTCTACTGGATCAATCGAAAGCTGAAGCTGCCCGGCCTACCGATCGCACGCATTCGGACAGGCCGCGAGACCTGCACCCTGCGCAACGATGGCTGGGTGATCATATCGGACGGCAAAAGCACCGACGCCTTGCCGATCACATTCTGCGCGCCAGCGATCATTGACGCCTTCAACGCCGAACTCGCCTGACCCCTCTTCCACCTACCAGCCTGCCGGTGAACGGCGG